ATTTTACAGATACAGGTTTTACTGCAAATAGTACTACTGGAAATGGTACAAACGGAAATAATGTATCATACGTATATTTAGCAATAGCATAAAATGATATACGATAATATAGAAATATCAGGATCCTTAGATGTAACAGGATCATTTTTAGTCCCATTCGGGACTTCATCTGTTACTGGTAGTTATGAAAAAGGAAGAATGATGTTAGAAAAAGATTCAGGACTTCTATATGTATGGACAGGGTCATGGAAAGTAATAGGAGCTCAATATTAAAGGTATATAAAATATGGCACATTATGCAAAAGTAGTTAACGGAAAAGTAACAGCAGTAATAGTTGCTGACCAATCTTTTATAGATAACTATCAAGACCCTATTCCAGAATTAAACAAATATCCAAGTTCTTGGATAAAAACATCATATAATACAAAAGGAGGAGTTCATTATCAAACGGATTCTAATACTCCTTCTCCAACTCTCTACTATGAAAATAGCGGTTCATATTTTACAACCGAAGAATTAACAAGTGCATCAATAGCAGCAGGAACTGGATCACTACCTATTACAGCTTCTGATACAAGTCAAACATTAGCATTAAGAGGTAATTATGCAGGTGTAGGAGATACATATGATAAAACATTAGATGTATTTTATTCTGAACAACCATTTAACTCATGGAACCTAAACACAGGTTCGTTTTTATGGGAATCTCCAGTTCCATACCCAACAGGAGATGCTACAGGATCTTATACAGGATCTTATAGTTGGTACGAAGAAGAATTAAATTGGGTTACAGGAAGTATTTAACCTAAAGTAACGATATTTATATTAGACAGCAATAAACGAATAAACCTTATAACTCATGAAAATACAAAAGCCAGTAATAACCCAACCTACTATTACAGAAGCAGGTTCACTGACAGGGGCTGGAGCTAACTTAACAGGATCCTTTTCAGGTGCAATGGATATATCATCTTTTGATGGTAATGCAGCAACCACTATATCTGGATCATCTACAGCATTAAGTGCTTCTATTGCTTCGGATGTAGCTACGAACACAGCAAAATTAACTGCTAATACTAGTAATGTAACTAGTGCAGGAGCTGTGATGGACACTGAAGTAACCTCTTTAGCTCTAATAAAAGGATTGACAGGTACTACGATATCTGGTTCTTTAGGAGCTAATGCAACATTAATTAGATCATTAACAGCAGCAAATATATCTGGTTCTAATAATGCAACCAGTGCATCAGTTTCTACTAGACAAACAACAGCAGAAGCATTTAAAACTTCTTTTGATGCTGCAGTAGGTCTTAGTTCAGACGATGTTACGATATTAGGTAACCTTACAGTACAGGGTACACAGACATCATTAGATACAGCTACATTAAACGTAGCAGATAAAAACATTACAGTAGCATCTGGATCAGCAGATTCAGCAGCAGCAGATGGAGCTGGTCTTACAGTTGGAGGAGCTGGAGCTACATTTACATATAGTCATTCAGGCACTCAGTGGAATATGAATAAAGCTCTTGATATGGGAGCTAATACTATTACTACTAGTGGAGCTATTGCTGGAGCAACATTAAATACTGGTCAAGGAGCAAATGAGTTATACGCTATGAACCAAGATGTAGAAACTACTGATGCAGTAACATTTGCAACAGTAAACACTGGACAAGGCGCTAACGAGTTATATGCCATGGATCAAGCTGTACAAACATCTGATGATGTACAATTTAACGACGTACAAATTGATAGTATAGGTATAGGTACTGCAGCTACTGGAACATCAGGAGAGATAAGAGCAACCGGTGATATTACAGCATTCTATTCATCAGATGAAAGACTTAAAGAAAACTTTGTAACACTAGACGGAGCTTTAGGTAAAGTAAATCAGTTAAACGGATATGAGTTTGATTGGAAAGATGGTATAGAAGAGTTTGTAAGTAAGAAAGGACATGATATTGGAGTAAAAGCACAAGAAGTACAAGCTTTATATCCGGAATTAGTTCATGAAAGAGATAATGGTTACTTAGCAGTAGATTATGTTAAGTTAACAGCAGTATTAATTCAAGCTGTCAAAGAATTATCTGCAAAAGTAGACGAATTAAGTAAATAGTTCTTATATTAGAGAATGGGTTTAAAGTTACATGTTGATTTGGAAACAAATCGAGGACCAACTAAAGAGCTGTATATCAGAATAGATAGTTGGAAAGTAAATATGACGGTTAATGAGATTAAGTTCACAACGACGTCATGGTTAGATAAAAGTTACGGAGACAATTTCTTACGTAAATACTATACTGATGATTTAAAACCAGCAGTAGGGTTAGTAGGAGGAAAAATTGTTTATTATGAAGATCCTTTATCAGAAGGAACAGAGTTAGTAATAGATAATTTATATATTGCTCCTATGATGGTTGAAAAGGAGGTGACTGAAGATGTTTTTGAAGAACGAACAGTCAAAAAAGAAGTTCCTTATGTGAGCTTTGATGAAAATGGAGATGAAGTAACTTTATACAGAACAGTTAATGCACCTGAAAAAGTTAAAATAGGTACAGAAACAGAAACACAAAAGGTTGTTGATTATACCATAGTCGATAGATTAAGGGAGTTTACATATGATTATTTAGTAGAAGAACTCAAAAAAGTTTTTCCTGAAGACAAAATAGAAAAATTATATTAAGATGGCAGTACATACTTACGGAACAACAAATATAAGTTTTAGTTCATTTGATACATGGTCAAATAATGTATCTAGTGATGCTAACGTTACTATGAATGATGCATTAGGTGATGCAGTACCTTCAAACAGTAACCCAACAGCAGCTAGTGAAATTTATAACAACAACTGGTTTCATGGTCAGATACAAGTATCATCTGGTGGGTATGTAGATGTTTCTGCAACAGGTTATTCTCTTGCTGATCAAGAAGGAACAGTAACATTAAAAAATGTAAATCTTGATGAAAGTAACCTTACATTAACTGCTGATGAAACAGCTGCTTATCCTAGAACATTTGTAAGATGGAGAAGAGAAAATTCAAGTGGAGCTGAAATATCAACAAACACTACACTTACTCTTACATCTGGAGACGAAACATCAACTTCAGTATTTTACGCAGAGTTTACTTAATAGTAACTAAAAAATAGGTTTTTGAATACATACTGGGTTTACGAAAATATACAAGAACGGGTATCTTTCTATAACAAGTTAGATACTCTCTTACTGTTAACTTCTGTCTACTTATGGAAGAAACATCATCCATCTCATTCTACTAATCTAACTATAGATAAGCTTACTTATGAATACTTACATAATATAAATGGACTATATCTTTGGGACAATGTAGAAATACTTCCTAAAAATACCTCTATTAATAAAGGTGTATTCTGGGCATCAGCTAAACTTGAAAAACTTAGATATGTAAAAGGTCCTTCAATTATAATGGACCATGATTTTCTCGTGTATAAGAATTTAGATAAATTCCTTTCTAACAAACCTTTTTTTGCTCATGAAGAAAATGGTGAACAATATTATGATACAGCATGGAATCCTTTTATTAAACAAATCAGCGATATAGTTAACAGACCTAAACCTCATGCTATAAATTGCTGCTTTTGCTATTTTCCAGATAGTAACTTTACTAACAACTATGCAAAAAACAGTATTGAGTTAATGCAAAGGTTTACTGAGTTAAAAGTACCTAATTCAAGATTTTTAGTATTTGCAGAACAACTTCTATTAAAGCATATGTTAGATTTTCATAATATTAGTTACGACACTCTTTTAAACGAAAAATGGAATGCAAAAGGCAAGTTTTTTGAACAAAGTGATAAAGGATATATGTCTTTTTTAGAAAGTAATACAACATACAGACATTATTGGATGGATAAACCTTTGATAAGAAATAACAAGGAAGGGTTTAATTTTGAGGGAGAAATTACTATATTGTATAATATACTAGCAAAATCTGAAATAAACTTAAAATATATAAACGATGCTTTTACACCTTGATTACATAAAAAGAAATATAACTAACAATCAACATAAAACAGTTGATGAACAAGGTAAGGAACAAATTAAATTAGAACCTGTACCTTTTCGATGGGCTCATGGGGCTACTGAATCATCAATGGGTGATGGTTTATTAATATATTCTATTATTCATTTTATGAGAGCTAAAATATGTGTATGTTTAGGATCAGGTGGTGGTTACGTTCCTCGTATAATGACTCAAGCTAGACAAGATTTACACACTGCAGGTGTATTTGAAGGTGATGATGGAATGAGTTGGGGAGATATAGGTACTACCTATGTAGTAGATGCAGCAAATGGAAAGGGCGGTAAAGTAGATTGGCTTAGTAAGGATTCATTCTTTAGAGAAAAGTTCTGCCCAAGAATCATTAACGAAACTACTGAAAATGCTTACTATAACTTTTTTGTTAAAGAGGATATAAAAATAGATTATTTACACATAGATGCAAGTCACTTATACGAAGACGTTAAAAATGACTTTAACTTATATAGTAAAATTTTATCCCCTAACGGTGTTATATCTTTACATGATACCGACATAAGATACGCTGAGAATTATATAGTAACAAAGGACATAAAAGATCAAGACCATCATGATAAATTTGTAGAAGGTCCTTCTAAGTTTATTCAAGAAATATCTGACGAATGGCAAAGATTTGACTTTTTTAATGAAGGAATAATACCTTCTAAACCAAGTTCAACAGGACTAACACTTTTTAGACATGCCTAATTTAGTTACAGTAGTAGGAGAGAATACACATATTCTTCCTCATATGTTAAAACATTATGAACATCAAATTGATAAAGCATATGTATGTGTTTATCAGCAAGGTAATAATGATGGTATATTACAAGAAATAGAAGAATTAGGTATTGAACCTTATATGGTATTTACTGAACCTAAATACAACTGGAATAGAGTTACAGAAATATATAATGCAGTTAAACAAACCAAACCTAATGACTGGTGGATAGTAGCTGATGATGATGAATTGCAGGTATACCCTGAGCCTATAGAGGACATCATAAAGAATTGTGAGAGATATGGATATGACTTTGTGACAGGTGGTTTCTTGGACCGTATAGGTATAGATGGCATATTTCCTGAAGTAACGAGAGAAACGAATATTCATAAGGCATTTCCATTAGCTGGTTTTTTTAGATACCCAATGTCTAAAGCTTGCCCTAATAAGGTTACATTAATGAAAGGTTTTCAAGATGTTACCCCCGGTCAACATTATGCTTCTTTTAAAGATGGCACTAATAGTTGGGGATCAGGTCATGCTAGAAGAATGCCTGTAAATGAAATTTTTGTACAAGTTCATCACTTCAAATGGGATAAAACATGTGTAGAAAGAATTAAAAAGGTAGCAGATAATGAAAAAGAGTATTCATTCTCAGATGAATATAGAATAATGTATAATGCTATTAAAGATTCCGGATATAAAATAGATACTAATAATCTTAAGTATTTAGTTGAAGAATTGAAAGAATTTTCTTATATTAGTTATAATGACTATCCACACTGGAATACATTAAAAAATAAAATAGTTACAATATGAGTGTAGAAAATTACGAACAACAAAGGTTAATTTTAGAAGAACGTAAAACTAAAGCAACTGAAAAAATTGCAAGATGTTTAGATGCTCTTACTTTATGGTTTGAAGAAATTGATAAAGACGGATGGAATGAAAGAGCACAGTTTTACTTATCAGAATTTCAAAAATTAGTACCTGAGGATGAGCCAACAGAAGAATCATAAACTTGGCATAATAATTCCTTACAGAGATAGAGCTAACCAGTTATTTGAGTTTAAAAAAGAGATTGATAAACATATTGATTTTGACTATGAATTAATAGTTATAGAGCAATTAGGTGATCAAGACTTTAATAGAGGTAAATTACTCAATATAGGTTTTGTTAAAGCTGAAGAGTTAGGATGTGATTATGTAGTATTTCACGACGTTGATATGATACCTGTTGACGTTGACTATTCGTATGTTGATAAACCAATACATCTTATCACAGACCTCGTATTACCAGAAGGAACATCTAGAACTTTATTTGATGAGTATTTTGGTGGTGTAACTTTATTTCCTAGTAATATATTTAAACAAATAAACGGATACTCTAATGAATATTGGGGCTGGGGATTTGAAGATGATGATTTATTACTTAGATGTCAAGAAAATCACGTTATGTTGGACGAAAAAAAAGTACTACAAAAAGGCAGAGAAGGTGTAGCATTAGAGTTTAACGGAAAAGATTCATTTGTTAAGTGTCCTAACATTATTAACTCATATAGAAACTTTACCATCTTTTGTTCATTTACAGTAGGTAACTTAACAATTGAAGAGTATGAGATTACCGATGAAATGTCAGTATTTTCTATACCTGGTTTTGACACAGCTTTGAATTATAATTCTTTTAGAGACTTTGTATTTCAATTTTGGAAAAAGGACTTAAGTTCTATATCTATACCTTCTGATAAATTTCCTGAAGGATCATATAACGTTGCAATTACTATAGATAACATGGCATCTAACTCTAAAGATCAATATGATGAGTATGTACCAGATATAAAAATGTTTATTAATGGTGAATATGTAGATCATAGCTTTTTTGATAAAATTTTACCTTTACAAGAACAAGATTTCTTATACTTAGGTGTTGGGAACCCTGAAAGAGATGCTAAACAAAACTGGTTTAATGGAACTATAAGTAGTTTTGCAATATATAACGAAGTATTAGAAGATGACTTATGTAAACAAATTACTGCTAATATTAACAGTAGTTTATTTAAATTTAAAGACTCAGAGTTTCTTAGGTTATACTATGATATGAAGTTTTTAGATGAAAATAGGGTTATTGATTTAACTGGGAATGGCAATGATGGTTATGCTAGTAAAATATACCAAGTACCTACCCAACTTAGCACAGAAACATCTATACCGATACCTTGTAGAAAGGATGGTAAGTTTAAAGTTCTACCTCATAGTGAAAATGGATATAAAGATGGCTATTGGGTTAGTTGGAATAGTAGAAAGAATCAAATCAATTACTATTCTAAATTTTATAACGATAGGTCTAAATATAGAGAAGATGGAATATCTACTTTACCAAATAATTATAAAATAAGAGATGAATTCACCAATAATAATTTTCATCATTTAGAAGTACAGTTATGAGTCATAAGTTAGGAGTTTGCGTACCTTATAGAAATCGAGAATTGCATATGCATGAGTTTATACCTAAGATAGGTAAATACTTAAAAGCTCAGAATATAGATTTTCAGATTTATATAGTTCATCAAGTTGATGATAAATTATTTAACCGAGGTGCTACTAAAAATATTGGAGCTAAACATGCATTTGAGGATGGATGTGATTATATAGTTTGGCATGATATAGATATGATTCCGGAAGATGATGGTGGTGCTGATTACTCTTACCCTGAAGGAGGTCCTAGACATATAGCTACTAAGATACAGCAAATGGATTATGAACTTAAATATCATGAGTATTTTGGTGGAGCTGTTTTATTTACAAAAGAACATGTCGAAGCTACTAATGGTTATTCTAATGACTATTGGGACTGGGGTATGGAAGATGATGATTTATTTTGGAGATGTCACTTAGAAGGTTTAACTAATGATACATACTTACCTGGTATACTCAAAGATCAAAACTATTTACACTTCAACGGTAAAAATTCTTATGCTAAAATACCTTATCAAAGAGATTTCAAAGCACTAACTCAAAGATCTCATACTATATCAGCATTAGTCAGGTGTTACCAACAACCAGATAAGAATAAAGTGTTTTTGATAGGTGACCAAGAAAGAAAATATGTAGAATATCCAATTATAAGATTACCAGGTTACGATTACGGTCTATCTTTCAATAATTCTAGAGCTTTATCATTTACCTTTTGGAACGTGTTTAATAAACATAACTACATGTGGTTAAAAAGATACGATAAACAATGGAGCTGGATTACAGCAGTTATTAGTGAAGAGGACCATATGGCACATTTATATTTAAATGGAACTGAAGTTGATTCTAAAGTTGGTTTAGGAAGTCCATCACCTTTAAGGTTTGATGGTAAATTAAAAAATTATGGAAGTAACGATTACTACCTAGGTTTATCTCCTTCTCAACCAGATAAAAGTAGCTATAAGTATTTTAAAGGAGATATAGCATTAGTTCGTGGATGGAATAGAGCTTTAACTCCTAAAGAAGTAAAAAACCTACACAAAANAACACCAGATGAAGGTTTTGTATTAGATGTTAATTTTAATTACCCAAAAACACAAGTTGAAACATTTAATACAGAAATAAAACAAGAAGATATTAGAATACCTAATTCTATTATTCCTCATAGAGTAGAAGGTAGAATGAGATGTTTACCACATCCAGACGAAGGAATAGTAGATGGTAAATTTGTAAAAGGAGAAACTACTGCTAGAAATGAAAGACGATATGTTCTTGAAATGCAAAAAGGTTCGTGGGCTTATAATGAAGACGGTATAAAGCAATTAAAGTACGAATTAGTAGAAGAAAAGCAGTTAACACCATGGGCTAAAATGCTAAATATTAAATTATGAACCCAGCTGAGGTCAAAAAGAAGTTAGATAAAGTAGGTTGCGGTTTCTGTTTAGCAAAATGGACTCAAGTAACTATGCATCTAGGTACTGGTATGACTCACTCGTGTCACCACCCTTCACCTCATAAAATACCTTTAGGCGAACTTAAACGTAATCCATCTGCTTTACATAACACACGTCATAAAAAGTCTCGCAGGAAAGAAATGCTTGAAGGTAAACGACCTGATGAATGTAACTACTGTTGGAATGTAGAAGATAATTCTAATTCATTTTCAGATAGAGTGTTTAAGTCAACAGAACCATGGTCTATAAATGACTTTCAAAAAATAAAAGATAGTGATTGGAGAGAAGATTTCAATCCAAGGTATGTAGAAGTATCGTTTGGTAATGCATGTAACTTTGCATGTGCTTATTGTGGACCTCAATATTCATCTAAGTGGGTAGAAGAAATAGATAAACATGGTGGTTATCCTACTGAACATAACTTTAATGCAATAGATCAAATTAAAGAAAGAGGTCACATGCCTTATAAACAGTCAGAATACAACCCATACGTGGAAGCTTTTTGGAAATGGTGGCCTGATCTATACCCAGACCTTCATACATTCAGAATGACTGGAGGAGAGCCATTAATGTCTAAAGATGTATTCAAGGTATTAGAGTATATAAGAGACAACCCTACTATCAACCCTGAATTATCTCTTTCTATAAATACTAATTTAGGTGTACCTGATAAACTTATAGATAGATTTATAGAAATAGCTAAAGATTTATGTGAGAATAACAAAGTAAGAGAACTAATAGTATTTACTTCTGTAGAAGCAACAGGAGCTCAAGCTGAATATAGTAGATTTGGTTTAAAGTACGATAAATTTTGGAAAAACGTAGATAAAATTTTAACTGTACTACCTAAAGTAACTATAAACATAATGGCTACTTATAACGCATTATCTGTATTTAGTTACAGCAATTTAATTGATAAAGTATTTGAATATAAAAAGAAACATGCTAATGGAGAAAGATACTGGACTTCAGCTATTCAATTAGATACTGCTTACTTAAGATGGCCTACTCACCTGTCAGTTAAAATACTAAAACCAGAACAAAAGGAATTAATTTTAGCAGCAGCAGAAAAAGCTCTATATTACGGTATAAAAGAATTTACAAAAGATAATTACGGTTTTTCAAGTATTGAAATTCAAAAAATGAAAAGGTTATATGATTATTCAATAGGTGTAGATGATTTTAACACAGATAAGTATAGAAAAGATTTTGTAAAGTTTGTTGATGAATACGATAAAAGAAGAGGTACAAACTTTTTAGAAACCTTTCCGCAATTTAAAGAACTATATGCTGAAAATAAATAAAGGAGAACCATGGGTTTTCTGGCCTAGTAATATTTGTGATACATTTCCTGAGAAACCTGCTAATTTGCTGCTGTCTGGTGAGCATAATTTTGAATTTGAGTTAAATTTTATACTTAGAGACAATTCACAAGATCAAAAAACTATATTTACAATAGTTCCACATTACACAGGATTAGATCTATATAAAGACCAAACCGTATTTACAGTTACTTTCGCAGACAAAGCAAGGTACTATAGACTACCAACAATAATGCCAACTGATAAGCCTATAAACATAAGAATTGAACATAAAGTAAAACAGTATTTTAAAATATTTATTGATAAAGAAGAAGTAGTTTCTGAGTCATTAGAAGATAAAGTTTTAGGAAAGTGCCCTTATCCTCATATTATATTTGGAGCAGGTAATTTCCCCAAGAATAATTTTAACCTTAATTACACAGATATAGATTTATTAAGATTTAGTCTTTTTCAAAATGGTGATCTTTTAGCAGATCATTTCTTTGAGGAAATAATATTTGATAAGTATGTTGATATTACTGGTAATTTAAATTTCATACACAAGGTATAATGGGAGTTTTCGCAAAAANAGAAAAAGAATCGTTTCAAGAATATAGAGATAGAGTTGTAGATAAANTATCACCATCATTTTGTGGTGCTAAATGGTACAATGCAACCATCTGGTTAGGTAATGGTCAAACAACTTCCTGTCATCACCCTCCTGCACANAAAGTACCTTTAGAAGAATTAAAGTTTAGTTACAAAGCTCTTCACAATACAAAATATAAGAAAGCAGTTCGTAAGCAGATGATGGAAGGCATTAGACCTAAGGAATGTGAATACTGCTGGAAGATAGAAGATTTAGGAAAAGATAAAGTCTCTGATAGAGTTTATAAATCAGTCATATATACAGATGAAGAACTTAAAGATGCGAAAGAGACAATGGGTTACACTGAGGATGTCGATCTCAAAACGTTAGAGATAGCATTTGATGCTAATTGCAACTTTGCTTGTTCATATTGTAACTCCTCTTTCTCTACTACATGGCAAAAAGATATAAAAGTAAATGGACCCTATCAAAACTTAGTATCAGATGGAGCAGCAGCATTTCAACATGATGGTTCTCATGCTATGCCTTATGGTAGGAAGAATACAGACAATCCCTATGTTGAAGCATTTTGGAAATGGTGGGAAGCAGAACTGCAATTTAGTTTAAGAGAGTTAAGAGTAACTGGAGGAGAACCTTCTATGTCTCCAGACTTTTGGAAACTCATGGAGTGGTGGAAAAAGAACCCAGATTGTAAAGTACCTTTTGCTGTAAATTCAAATTTAGGTCAAAAGAAACAATTATTAGATGCTTTAATTGAATCTTCTCATAGTTTTAAAGAATTTTCAATCTATACATCTAACGAGGCAGTTGGACTTCAAGCTGAATACATTAGGTATGGTTTAGTTTGGGATGTATGGTTAAAGAATATGTATAGGGTAAATCAAGAAGGCAATATCAAGTCTGTAAATGTAATGATGACTATTAATAGTTTATGTTTATTTTCAATTACTGAGTTTTTAGATGAAATGATGAAACTTAAAAAGAAATTTGGTCATCAAGCTGCAGTACTATCTTTTAATATTTTACGATTTCCTTCTTTTCAATCTATTGTCACACTACCGGAAAACATCAGAATGGAAAGAGCTTTTGTGTTAGAGGATTGGTTAGCTAAAAATTGGAAAAACGGTACTAATGGGTTTATGGATTATGAAAGAGAAGGTGTAATTAGATTAATAGACTATATCAAAAAAGTAGACACAGGTCATGAATTTACTTCATCTTTAGAGTCTAGAGTTAGAGACTTTAGATCTTTTTATCAACAGTACGATAAAAGAAGAGGTAAAAACTTTCTTGAGGCTTTTCCTACGCTAAAAAATTGGTATTTAGACATACCTGAAACTAATCTTGTACCGTTAACTAAATTGGTAGATGGTGATGATGCTAAATCTAACAGGTATGTTGATGGTGTACTTAAACAAGCCAAGGAAGAAGGATGGGTGCTTAATCCTCAATGGGCTAACCCAGGGTCGGAAGGTTATATCGAACCAGATGATCAACAACAAGATGAAATGATTGACTTAGTTAAGCAATTAAAGAAAGAACAAGACGTAAATTATGCTGGTGGGATAGGCAGCAAGAAATAGTAGTTATGATAGGTAAAAAAATTAGAAATAATAAAACCTTTTGTACTGCTCCTTGGATGCATCTACACATTATTAATGACGGTAGGGCATATCCATGTTGTAACACAGATGTGTCTGATGAAAATTCTGTAGGAAATATCAAAAATCAAAGTATCTTCGAGGTTATGAATAGCCCTAAGATGAAAGATATGAGAAGAGGTATGGTTAATAATGAACCACTACCTAGTTCTTGTGAAAGATGTACAGGTAGAGAAGCTGCAGGATTTGTTTCTATGAGAAAAGGGATGAATGACGATTGGTACTCCAAAGTAGAAGACTTAGTTAACAAAACAAACCCAGATGGCAGTATAGGTGAATTAAGATTGTTATATTGGGACATTAGGTTTTCTAACTATTGTAATTTATCTTGTAGAACTTGTTCTCCTATATTTAGTACCTCCTGGGCTAAAGACTACGTAAGATTAAGAGCACATAACGACAAGTTAGAAATCGGTTTAATAAACTTAAACGATCAACCTCAGTTTTGGGATGACTTAGATAAAAATATTTCTGTTGCTGAAGAGATTCACTTTGCTGGTGGTGAACCGTTACTAATGCCAGAACATTGGAAACTAATTAAATTTTTAGAAGATAATAATAGATACGAGACTAAATTAAAATACTCTACTAATGCAACTAAATTAGAAATAAAAGGTAAAAATATTTTAGAAGTTTGGGAAAAATTTAAAAACGTACATTTAAGTTTATCTATAGACGGAGAAGGAGATGTTTTTGAATTAACTCGTCACGGTGGCAATTGGGAAGAAACTAAAGAAAATTTAATTAAAATAAGAAACAGCAATATAGAGTATTGGATACATCCAACGATTAGTATACTAAATATATTTAATATAACCGAACTACATAGAGAATTATTTAAACTAGATATTATTCCAAATAAAATCTTACCAAGTGAAAACGAATCAGGTTACGGTACTGATGATTATTTTATTAAAAGATTTCATTTAAATCCTTGCCTGCAACCAGATATATACTCTATCACTAATATACCAGAAGATTTAAAAAAACTGGCCACTGATAAAATTAATGCTTATGCTAATGAATGCTACACTAAGCATAACATACCAAAATCAGGTTGGAACTCTCTTATAGAGATTATGAACAGCAAAGTATGTGATATGAATGTGTTTAGAAAATTTGTAGATACCACTAAAAAGTTAGATAAAATAAGGAATCAATGTTTTGTTAATACAGTACCAGAATTTAAAAATGCATTTGATAATGTCTGAAAGAGTAAAAAATAATTTTGTTGTAGATGATTTATACGAGGTACTTTGGTCTACTGTTTCATTAGAAGGTGTGGACAAACTATTAAAAGAAACTTGCCTAAAATACCATAAAATAGATATATATGAATCATTATTTGGTTTAGGACCAACTGAATGTGTTACGTTTGAATTTTTAAATACTTCAGAGGAAGAAAAGTCTAAAGAAACGTTAGAAGATAGAAAAACAGACATATTAGATGATGATGTTACTTACGATATCAATCGATATGGTATGAGATCATCAAATATAGATATACTATCACACAAAGTAGACAGTCTGGTGTTTGGTTGCTCTTTTTCCTACGGTATAGGAGTACCTTTAGAAAATACATGGCCTGATTTAGTAAATCAATATTTGGGTCAAGATCATAAACTAGTAAATTTATCAATTCCTGGTTGTTCTATATCTAAATTATCTAGAGTATTATACACCACAGTGCAGTATAATAAACCTACTAACGTATTTATACTATTCCCTCATTTATCAAGAGACGAAATAATTGTTAAAAGAGAAAACAGTAAAACCAATTTACCTGGAACAGATTATACAGTGATAAACTTTATCATGAATTACTTATCAGACGATAAAGAATTATTAGACTATATACAAACATATTTAAAAACTTTTGAATTAGAAAATTATAAAGTTAATGCTTATAGAAGTTTTCAAGTAATTAAACTCTTAACAGACAGTTTAAATATAAATTTGTATGTTAGTAGTTGGTGCCCACAAACATATTATATGCTGGGACATGTTTTTGATGAAAAAAGTATTGTCCCCAGTTTTAATTTTAGACACGATAGAGACGGTAGTCTTTATGCTAGAGATGGAGCTCACCCAGGTAAAAGAGATCATAAGGATTTTGCAGATAATTTAATAAAGTGTATTGATTCAAACAATAAAATTAAATGAAAACTTTAGTTACATCTGGATGTAGTTATACTAGCTACCATTACCCTTGTTGGGATTTATGGTTAGGTTCAAACTATAATAATCACTTAAATTTTGGTTTATCAGGAACAGGTCCTAAATACTCTTATATACAAATAAGAGATTACTTCAAGTATGCTAAAAATATCAACCCTAAAGACCACCATGTAATAGTTCAGTGGAGTTCTCTTATAAGACATGATCAAAGACAGGAAGTATCTTATGCATGGAAATGCGGAGGTCAAATTACCAATAACGTTGACTTTAGTTTAGAGTATCTCAATAACCACTTTACTTTATTAGATGTTACTTGTGATTTGCTTTACTATATAGAATCTTTAATTTCACTATCAAAAGAATTAGGATTTAAATTACATATGTTATATATGTTTGAACCTTGGATAGATAGGTTTTATGGAGAACCTGTTTCACCGCAACATCCTGAAATATTACAAAAACAACATAAGGGTTGGTCTGAATCAAAGTATTTAAAATCTTTGAAAGAACACTACCAAGGTGAATATTTCTTTCCTTTAAGTATAGAAAGTTCTAATGCCGCTAATCCAAAAGAGGCTGTGATATGGTGGGAAGGTGAAGTTGTTGATCACCACCCATCTCCTCTTCAACATTTAGAATACTCTAGATCATTATCTAAATTTTTAAATATAAAAGAATATCCTGATGAATGGCTTAAAATAGCTACTAAATTAGAAAATATATTTAGGAACACAAAGTCTGCAGAGGCATTTAAACCCATATTCTATAATGAATTAGGTTGCTATAGTTCCCATGAATATTGTGAAACTCCAGGGTCTGATGGATTTGTAGTAAATAATAAAATTGAGTTAGTTAATAAATGTATTGAAAAATTAAATAACGATGGCCTTTAATTTACTTCTTGAAAATTTATATAAACAGAGTATATACTTCGGTTTTGATATTACCAACGAAAAAGAAGATATATTCAACAACAAACTACACGGTGTGCCATTTGTGGAACCTCTTGTTATCAAGAGAGATGTTAAGTACCTGATTAAAAAAGATATTAAATTTATATATCCTATATCAGCTGTAGATGAAAATGTATTTAATAATCCCCCTTTTAAACTACGCCCTCAAGTAATAGATCGCTGTAAAAAAGGATTTTGTAAAGTGGGTATAATGCATGATACAGAGGGCCAATCCAATGTAGATAAGGTAATGTTATTACTTTGGTTAGATAGTTTTGCCATGTTAAATGAGTTAGATGGTAGTAACTTTTTTTTCGCTCATGGAGATAGAAAGCTACGTCAAACATACGAAGATATACGAAAAGGAAGAGAGTTTAATAAAGAACCTTTAGTAAATATTTTAAAGTATTCTTATTTTGAAAATTTCCCTTGGTTTACTCAACCCGACGCAAATAGAGTCTCTCTAAATAATGAAGAATTATTAGAACATGCTGTAAATGTAATTAACAACAGTAGAAGTGTAAAAAAGGAAAAATATTTTTTATGTTTAAATAGAGTACTAAGATTACCTAGGTTGTTAATATTTGGAGCCATAGCAACAAACCCTGATCTAGTACAGAAAACAATATTATCTATAGGCAAAAACCAAACCGGTTTTGGATCACTTAATCAGAATTTAACTTCTACTGAGTTAAGCAATTTCTTACCAGATCGTATAGCTGATTATGTGAGATCCTATGATTTCGACAACCCAAAACACATACTTGATAACCCAGATAACAGTAATAAAGCATTCGGTATTAATATTGATTTTCACCAATCTACATTTCTTAATATAGTTACAGAGACCCTACATAGAAATGATACTATGTTTTTTTCTGAAAAAATCTTTAAACCAATGTATATGTTCCAACCATTTATTTTGGTTGGTAACCCTAACTCATTAAAAGAGCTGCATCAAATGGGGTATAAAACTTTTAGTAAATGGTGGGACGAAAGTTATGATGAGGAAAAGGATTTAGTAAAAAGAGTACTGATGATAGAAAAGTTACTTATGAAATTAAGTAAATTAAGTACTGATGATCTTTTTAAAATAACGCAAGAAATGGAAGAAACCCTCATACATAATTTTAATAGATATTTATTTGATATAAAGCAGGAGACTTTAGATTATTTAAACTTCTTTACTATGCAGGACCCAGCTCCTCCAGAACAAGTTGAAATATTTAAATTACATACATTAGGTGAAAAAATAGAGTTAAAATCTTATAATAAAATTATAAAACGAAACTACTGTAGTGATGGTAAATCTAATATAGATGACTCCTGGGCTAGGCAACAATTTAAAGAGATCAATAAATAAACATTATGAAAATAGGTTTTATAGGTGTAGGTAAACTTGGTAAAGATGCTGCCGAAGTTATGGCAGAGAAACATGAAGTAGTAGGTTATGACATTCATGACGTAACTCCACAAAATTTTAAAATGGGTTCTTCTATTGAAGAAGCATGTCAAGATAGAGAGTTAATATTTGTAGCAGTACCAACACCCCATGACCCGGCATATGATGGACGTTATCCAACATCACATTTACCAAATAAAGATTTTGATTACAGTATAGTTAAAGAAGTTTTAACTGAAGTAAACAAACATGTAAGCAAAGATCAACTAATAGTATTAATATCAACTGTACTTCCAGGTACAATCAGGAGAGAGTTTATTGATTTAATTCCTAATGGTAGATTTATTTACAACCCTTACTTAATTGCAATGGGTTCAGTAAAATGGGATATGGTTAATCCAGAAATGATCATCATAGGTACTGAAGACGGTTCAACAACAGGTGATGCTAAACTATTGTTAGAGTTTTATGAAACCTTTATAACAGAAGGTACAAGATATGAAGTAGGCACATGGGATGAAGCAGAAGGTATAAAAATATTTTACAATACATTTATATCTACAAAAGTAGCACTAGTAAATATGATTCAAGATGTTGCTGAAAAAGGAGGTAATATGAATGTAGATGTTGTAACCGGAGCTTTAGAAAGATCAACTTACAGAATTTTAGGTAAAGCATACATGACTGCAGGTCTTGGAGATGGAGGTGGTTGTCACCCTAGAGATAATATTGCTTTACGTTATATGGCTGAAAAATTAGATTTAGGTTATGATTTATTTGATTCAATAATGCTTGCTAGAGAAATACAAGCTAAAAATATGGCTAATAAATTAATACAACTATCTAAAGAAAATAACCTACCGGTGGTCATTTTAGGAGAATCTTATAAACCTGGAGTATCATTAAAAGATGGTTCTCCTTCTATACTTGTAGGTTACTATGTCGAACAGTCATTAGGTAAGGTTGAATACGATACTGAACCTAAACAGGCAGTTTACTTATTAGGACATATGGGTAAGCACCATGATTACAATTTTACCGAAGGGTCAATAGTCGTTGATCCATGGAGGTCTTTTACGACAGATAAAAAAATTAATATAATACACTATGGAAATACAAGGTACTAAAATAGATAAACTTGTAGTAGCTGGATGTTCCTTTTCAGATTATGCTAAAGTAGATAAAAACTACTCAGAACATTTATCTGAAATATTAAAGATTAAACATACTCCAAACTACACTTGTGGAGGCGGTAGTAACTTTAGAATGTGGAGGAAGATTCTTAGTGGTATTAGAAATAAAGAGATTTTACCTAATAGTTTACTGGTTATACAATACACAGATGTGAGTAGAAAAGAATTTTGGTCTTGTTTTGAATTAGAGAGTGAACGTAACGGTAATCCAGATAAAGGAAGTTACATGAGAGAAAACTTTAAGAAGTCTGGTCAAACAATTAAGTACAAATACGGTTCTTGGGGATGGCAATCTAAAGCAGAAGAAGTACTACTTTTTAAATTAATGGAAGAAAATTTTACTGATACTCATTATGATTATGAAGTTTTTGAAAATAATCACTTTAGTTTATGTACTACTTTGGAGTTTTACAAAATAAACACTATCTTTATAGAATCTCAGTACTGTACAAAATTAAAAGTACCAAATGGTATGTACCTTCATAAGTATACTACACCTAAAAATTATCCAAGATCAGTAGATATGGATTTATGTTTAACCAACGAAGATTGTGCCCATTTATCTGAAAGTGGCCATTTAGACTTTGCTAAAAGATTAGCAAACTTTATAGACGAAAAAATAAATGTTATAAAATGAAAAAAATTAAATTAGAAGAAAACGAATTATTACAGCTAAATAATATAAAAAATGCTAGATCCAGTATCATTAATGAATTTGGCAAGATATCTATAATAGAGTTACAACTTTCCCAACGTAAAATGAATGCTGAAACAAATTTTGCTAAGATAGAGGAAGCACAAGCTGACTTTGCAATTAAACTAGAAAATAAGTACGGAAAGGGCACTATAGATATTGATAGTGGAGTATTTATACCGTTAAAATAGTTTACGGTAACTTTAGTCTATTTATATATGTAGCACACTACCATAGGTTTGGTAGTTTTAGTACGCATAACGATATTTATAAGAGTACTCAATAATTTAACTTAGATAACATGGCAGAAACATTAATCTCCCCAGGTGTATTAGCAAGAGAGAATGATATATCCTTTATCGCTCCACCAGCATTAGAAGCAGGAGCAGCTATAGTGGGACCGACAGTATTAGGACCTGTAGAAGAACCTACTGTGGTTACATCATACGGAGAATATCAGAAAGTCTTTGGAACGACATTCACGTCTGGTTCAACAAAACAAGAATACTTAACTTCACTTGCAGCAAAATCTTATTTTGGACAAGGAGGTAATTCATTATTAGTAACAAGAGTTGTTACTGGTTCATTTACAGCAGGAGGTGCATCAACAATTGCAGCACAAACTGGAAGTATAACAAATCCATTTACCATAGAGACAGTAGGTAAAGGAGCAATCATGAATAACATGACAGCTTCAGGTACTTATTCTGGAACTGCAGAAGAAAATAGTGATGGTACTTTAAAATCTGGATCAGCTGATAACCTAAGATGGGAAATTGCTAATGTTAATACAAACAAAGGTACATTTAGCCTTCTCGTAAGAAGAGGTGATGATGCATCTAAAAACAAAATTATATTAGAAACTTGGAATGATTTATCATTAGATCCAAATTCTAGTAATTATATTGAGTCATCTATTGGGAACCAAACCAAAGCAAAAGCAACTGATGGAAGTCAAGTTTACATTTCTACAAACGGTGAGTACGTTAATAAGTCTAAGTACATTAGAGTTGCTTCAGTTAACAATCAGACATTAGATTACTTAAGCACAGACGGTGTTACTATTAATAATGATTCAACTGGAATTTCTTACAGTAATTCATTACCAACTAATCAGTCTGGTTCTTTCCATAGCGGAACAGGAGCTTTATTAGGAACCACAACAGGAAATACTTACTTTAAGAATATTGCTACAACAACACAAGGTCTTAATGCTGATGTATATGCAGATGCACTTAACATATTAGGTAATAAAGATGAATATGTATTTAACATTATTTCTGCACCAGGGTTAATATATGAATTTGGAGCTCATGCAACGCAGTTAGATTCAATGATATCATTAGCAGAAACAAGAGGAGATGCTATTGCAGTAGTAGATTTACAAAATTATGGAGCAACAGTAGCTCAAGTAACAGGAACAGCTAATAGTTTAAATTCTTCTTATGCAGGTGCTTACTGGCCATGGTTACAATCACAGTCAGGTACAGGTAAGAATGAATTCGTTCCTGCATCAGTTGTAATACCAGGAGTATATGCATTTACAGATGGAGCAGCAGCACCATGGTTTGCACCAGCAGGTCTTACTAGAGGTGGTATTCCAACAGTAATACAAGCAGAAAGAAAATTAACAAGATCTCAAAGAGATACTTTGTACAACGCAAACGTTAATCCAATTGCTACATTCCCAGGAAGTGGAATATCAGTATTCGGTCAAAAGACGTTACAGAAAAAGTCTTCAGCTCTTGATAGAGTAAATGTAAGACGATTATTAATTGCCTTAAAGAAATTTGTAGGCGATGTTTCAAGAGAATTAGTGTTTGAGCAAAATACAAACGTAACTAGAAATAAATTCCTAGCTCAAGTTAATCCTTATTTAACTTCAGTAGTTGAACAACAAGGATTATTTGCTTATAGAGTTGCAATGGATGACACTAATAACACATCAGATGTTATCGACCGTAATCAATTAATAGGTCAAATATTTATACAACCTGCTAGAACAGTAGAATTTATAGTATTAGATTTCACAATTGAGCCAACAGGAGCAACATTTGGAGCATAATTTAATTTTTAGATATTTATAATAAAGAAATAAAATGGCAGTAGTAGATCCAAACGAAATAATGTTCAGAGCCTTTGAACCAAAGGTGCAAAATAGATTCTTAATGTTCGTAGATGGTATTCCATCATTTATGATAAAGACAGCAGCTGGTCCAAATTTTACTGATAACGCAATAAAATTAGATCACCTAAATACTTACCGTAAGATTAGAGGTAAGAGAGAATGGGGTGATATAGATATGACTTTATATGATCCAATTACACCATCTGGTGCACAATCAGTAATGGATTGGGCAAGATTGTCATACGAGTCTGTAACTGGTAGAGCAGGGTATTCTGATTTCTACAAGAAAGACTTGACACTACAGGTATTAGGACCTGTTGGAGATATAGTAAGTGAGTGGGTGATTAAAGGAGCATTCATAACTAATATGGATCAAGGAGGATTTGATTGGGCTACTGATGAAACAGTAGAGCTTTCATTAACTGTTGCAATGGACTACTGCGTATTGAACTTCTAATCACGCTACACTACATATTAAGATTAAGAATCCTCCCTTGGGAGGGTTTTTTTTTCGCTTTATTCTTCCTATATTAATATAACATTAAGTCAAGTTTAAGAGAAGTTTAAGAGATTTGACTATTTATTAATATAAATCCTTTTATATTATGAGAATACTAAGCAAACTAAGGTTGATTCTAGCATTTGCATTACTCATTCTAGGAATGATAACATTATATGCTAAGGATAATGAAAAAGAAGAAACTGCTAAGTATATAATTTATTTAGATATACGTGCAGAACTCGATGCTGGAGACTTAACTCTAGAAGAGGCCCAACGAAGATGGCAAATAGAGATTAAAAAACTAAAGAAAGAAGAGGGTAAATAAACCCTCTTTTTTTGTTGGTTCCCATTTTAAAAGTACTTATATTTATAATAAATACTAGTTATACATAATAAATTTTATGAGCTCAAACTTTACATTACCTACCGAACAGGTAGAATTACCATCAAAAGGTTTACTATACCCTAAGGATTCACCTTTAGCAGGAGGAAAAATAGAAATGAAATATATGACTGCTAAAGAAGAGGATATACTTACCAATCAGAACTATATTACAAAAGGTATAGTTGTTGATAAATTATTAGAATCTTTAATAGTCACTAAAGTAAATTATAACGATATACTAATAGGAGATAAAGATGCATTACTTATAGCATCTAGAATATTAGGTTATGGTAAAGATTATGAATTTACTTATGCTGGAGAAAAAATAAAAGTTGATTTGACTACATTAAAAAATAATGAGTTAGATACCAAGTTGATAAAAGATGGGAAAAACGAGTTTACCTTTAAGCTCCCTCATACTGATAACACTATTACGTTTAAGTTACTAAGTCAATCAGACGAAAAGCAGATACAAAGAGAGATAGATGGTTTAAAGAAAATATCACCTTCTTTAACTCAAGACTTATCAGTTAGAATGAAACATATGATACTTTCTATTAATGGTAACTCAGAAAGACCAGTAGTTAGAGACTTTGTTGATAATGGTTTTCTTGCTAAAGATGCAAGAGCATTTAGAGAATATTATGCATCAATTGTGCCTGGAATAAACACAACGATCTCTCATGAGTTCGCAGATGGGGTAGAGGAGGACCTTACTATTCCGATTAATGCTAACTTTCTTTGGCCTGACTTCGGAGTATAGAACAGCCATATTTTCACAAATTCACGAGATAGTATTTAACGGTCAAGGCGGATACGATTACGAAACCGTATACAATATGCCTATTTGGCTACGAAAATTTACATTCCAAAAATTAAAAGATCACTATGATGAGGTTAATAGTAAGAATAAAGCTAAACCTAGACGTGATTCAACTACACCTTCCTGGGTTAAAGATGCTAAACAAGCAGCTAAGACTGGCAAGCAACCTTCCTACACAGTTAAGAGGTCATAACTCTATCTTTAACTATTTATAAGATATAATACTGTA